CGAGCGCGCGATACTCGGCCGATGCGTAGTAGTCCTCGATCAGCGCGCCTAGGCTGCGCGGGATCTCGCCCTTCAACGAAGGCACCTTCGTCTCGCCAGCCTCCGCCGCGGTGTGCGCAGCGGCATAGGCGGCTAGGAACTGCGGCGAGCCGAACGGCGGCGGTAGCGGAGCGGCCTTGAAGCCCGGCCGCCGGTAGTAGAAGCGCAACTTGCCATGTCGATCGACCATGCGCTTGATCCAGGGGAGCCGAGCGGACTTCATGGCGCGTCCCATGTGTTGGTGCGGCCTTCATTCTGCCCGCGGCGAGGGATGGCGCGCCACGCTTCCCTGATTTCCTCGGTGTCCCACAGCACCCGGCCGCGCAGCTCGCGCGGCTGCGGCATCAAGCCATCGGTGACCAGGGAGTCGAAATGCGAAGCCGACACCCCGAGCAGCGCGGCCGCATCCTCGCGCGCGACGGCAAACGGCAACAGGGAAGGCGGGAGGCGGCTTGGCCTCCCGATTGCTTCCCTGCTGCTGCCGGCCTCGCGCCGCGCCATCGCTTGTAGCCTTCCGTCAGCCGGCGAGCTTGACCCGGACGGTCGTCGCCTCGGTCGCTGCGTCCTCGACGCACACGCCGATGCGGAACAGCTCGTCGTCGTCGCTGGCGCCGTTCACGGTGTCATCGAAGAACACGGGAGCGCCGAAATCGAAGGCGGTCACGGTGTCCTTGCCGAGATCGACCACGCCAGCGGTCAAGACGACGAAGGTCTCACCCGTCGTGGCGGGGCCGGTCGCACAGCCGAACAGTTCGCCGATCAAGACACCCTCGCCGGAATCGAGGTCGCGGGGGGCGGCGGGAATGGTGATGTTGTCGCCGCGCTGCACATAGTTGCGCATCGGTCAGACTCCTTTCGAGGTTCGGAAGAGCACGGTCGAGACGCGCGGCCTTTCCAGGGCCGCGATCTCGCTGTCGGCGGCGGCGATGGCCGCGGCCATCTCGCTGTCCGACTTGTAGCCAATGGTCTCGCCGTTGCCGTCGCGCACCTCGCGCAGCCCGGCGAGCCGCGCCTTCCACAGTGCGCGGCGCCAGGCGCGGAGTTCGGACGGCGTGGCCATTACAGCCCGCCGCCGAGGATGCCGGTGTCGCCTTCGTTCGTGAACGCGCCGCGGTAGTCGATCGCGCCGAGGCCGAAGTCGAAGACGGTGCGGAACTCCATCCCGAGGACGTCCCACCCCTGCCGGCTTTCCATCTGCGGCGCGGGCGCGCTCGACAGATAGGCCACCTCGAAGTTCGCGAATGAGGCCGGGTCGGCGAACAGATACCACCGCTCGCCCGACAGGCGGGGCTCGACCATGAGCGTGAGCGTGCGGCCGAGGCTGTTCACGTTCTCGCCGGACACGGGGAAGATCTCCGCCAGTGCGTGCGAGGCATCCACCTCGAACTCAGGCGAGACCACCAGGTGGCGCGGCACGACATTGATCGGGCTCACGCCATCCAGGCCACGTTGGCCGCGCATCGCGGCAAGGCCGGCGGCGAAGGCGGACTCGCCAGGCGCGGCCGGGGTAGTGGCGACGTTGCCGTGCGAGCTGTGGAACATGCGCTGGCCGTCCGACATGATCGGACCCAGCCCGCTGCCCTGCGTCAGCAGCCCGACCGCGGCGGCGTTGAGCGTCTCCGCCGCCTGCCGGCCCTGCATCTGCATCATCTGGCCGAAGGCGTTGAGGTCGTCGTTGATGATCGCCTGCCGGGTCAGGGCGAACAGCTTGGCGTAGGACTTGATGGCGAAGGACTCGGCGCTCTCGCCGATGCCGCCGTGCTTCACCTCGCCGGACTCGGGCACTTCGTCCAGAAGCGACAGCTCGCCGAGGCGCAGCCGGTGCAGCGTGCGGAAGTCGCGGCCCTCGGTGCGGCGGAACAAGGCCAAGACCGGGCTGACTGCGGCCGTGTAGGACGCCAGGAGCGCGCGGTTGCCGGTGCCGGTCAGCAGGTTCGGCAAGTCGCCGGTCGTCATGGCGCGGGTCAGGACCGCCTCGTCCGACAGGCTCACGACACGCTCACCACGCGCAGCCAGCATCACGCGGGCATGTCCCGCGAAGCCGAGGCCGCGGTACTGGCGCGCGGGCTCCGGCAGCTCGGCCAGGGCGCCCATGCGGTGCGTGAGCGCGTCGGCGCAGCGCGTGGCGACCACCGCCGGGTCGTCATTGGACTCGCCGACATGGGTGCGGATGCGCGGCGCGGCGTCGGCGCGGCGCTCCAGTTCCGCCAGGGCGGCGGCGCGTGCGGCCTCGATATCCGCGCCCGCGTCGATCTGGCCATCGGCCCAGGTGGCGCCGAGGTTGTGGCGCGTGGCCAGGCTGCGGATCTGGCCGTTGGTCGCGGCGCGGTCCTGCGTCTCGGGCTGCGGGTCGATATTGGCGTCCGGCATATCGGAACTCCGAAGAATGGCGCCGGGATCTGCCGGCACAGGAACTAGGCTCACCTCGAGCAAGGTCCAACGGCGCGCGGTGCGCACTCGCCCGCCCTCGCCTTCGGTCCAGTCGGGTGGCGACACGCGGTAGCCGATGGACACGCCCGACAGCGCACCGGACTCGATCAGTGCCAGCGCAGCGGGTGAGGTGATGTGCAGGGTGGCGCGTATCTCGCCGTCCGCGCTGCGAACGTCAGTCACGAAGCCCAGCACGTCGGCGATGCTGCCCTGTCGGTGAGAGTCGAGGACGGGCAGGCGCTCGGTGTGCAGCACCACGGCCCCTGCGGCCGTGCTCAGTCGTTCGGTGAAGGCGCCTCGGGCATCGCGGCGCTGCACGCCTGCGCCGGAGGACAGCACCGCCTCAACGGTGCCGGCCTCGCGGTTGAGTGTGGACGGGACCAGCCGCAGCCCGCGGCGCAGCACGATGTCAGTCATTGGCGGGCGGCTCCGTCGTGGTGGCGGGTGCGGCGCCGAACGACAGGCCGAGCGCGGTCTCGCGCTGGCGATCGCTGGCGATTTCTTGGTCGAGTTGCTCCACGCTGAATCCGAGTTCGGCCACGGCCTGCCGGCGCGACTTGAGGCCGGCGGCGATCATGGCGGCCTCGGCTTGCGCGTCCTTCTGCGGGTCGAGCCAAGGCGCGCGCGGGAACAGCCAATCGACGCGGAACGCATCGTCGCCTAGGTCCACCAGGTCGCCGCGCAGGGTGCCGAGCGCGACCAGGCGCTCCCATGTCGGCTGCAACAGCATCGGGACCAGGCAGTTGTGCTGCACGGCCTCGGCGGCCTGCCGGAACGCGATCATGCCGGCGCGCAGGCTGCCGTAATTCGCTTCGGACAGGTCCGCGCTGATTAGGTGCGCGGGCAGGCCGAGGCCGGCGGCGATGCTGCGGATCTGGTGGCGGACGAACTCGGCTGTCTGTTGCGCTTGCCGCGGGACTCCGAACTTCACGTCGAACCCGCTCGGCAGAACCTTCAACGTGCCGGGCTCAAGCCCGCTCTGAAAATCATTTCCGTTTCGCTCGGCATCCGCGGTGAAGGGGTTCGGCCCGGTCGCGTTCATGTCCGTGACGACACCCGCGAACATGGCGCCGATCTTCGCGCCCACGAGCAAGGCGTCGCAGAGCTGGTCCAGTTCATGCGCGCGAAGCAGCACCGGCGCGAACCCGGACACGCCACGGGTCTGACCAGGGAGCAGCGGCCGGAAGACGTGCAGGATTTCCGAAGCCGGGATTCGGACAGGCGACAGCACGCCATTCAGCAGCGGCGATGCGGGATAGATCCAGAACGCCACGCGGCGGCCCGTGGCGTCCAGCTCCACGCCGTTGACGATCGCACCACCGCCGGCCAGTTCGCGGCTTTCGTCGCTCACCAGTTCCGCCGGGATCTGTTGAAGCCGGAGGCCGTCACTGGTGGCGATCAGCCGGAAGAACGCTTCGCCATCCACTACCAGTGCGCGGGCGGCGGTTTCCAGGATCGCAGGCATGGCGAGGATGCCCGCCAGGTCCGCGCGCGGCGTCCAGACACGCCAGTAGTCGAGCAACGCGGCGCGTGCGGCGGCGTCCGCGTGCTGCGGCGTCGGCTGGACGCCATAGCCGACCAAGTTGGTTGCCCATGCGGACGCGGCGGCGGCCAAGTGCGGATTGTTTGCCGCAGCCGCCCGCGCGCGGCGGCGGATCGCCGAGGCCGAAACGCCGATCTCCGAATTGATCGGGCCGAACGGCCGATCGTTCCACCGCGTGCCGGGCGGGCGGCCAGCCTCGAAGCCGCGCGTCCGAACGGGTGGCGCGACGCGGCCGAGGAGTCGATCGAGAAAGCGCGGGAGCGCCATGTCAGTGCCGATCGGCGCGCGGCTTCTCGACCAGGCGCAGCAGCGGCAGGAGTAGCGGCGCCAGGTGGATGAAGGCGGACCCCACCGGCATCATGGCCGGGTCGAGATTGTCCGGCGTCGGCTCCGGCTGCGCGGCGTCGTAAACCTGCACGACGCGGCGCGTGTCGCCGGTCTGCGTGTGGCGGTACATCGTCGTCTTCAACACCCAGAAGCCGCCGCGGCTGGTCCACGCCAGGGCGGAGCGGATCGGGTTGGACACCGCACCGACCGCGGGCACGGGGTTGTCAGGCGACCACGAGTAGAGCGCGAGCGATGCCTCGGCGCTCATCTCGAGGCCGAAGTCGAGCAGCGCCGACAGCACCGCAGCCGCGGCGATGTCCTCGACGTGGAAGCGAGCGGCGCCGCTGTCGTCGCCCTTCGTCGCGCGATGGATGAAGGCGCGCTGCGCGAAGCCGCGAACCCGGTTGTACATCTGCACCGGGTCATCCTTCGGCCCCGTGATCGCCTGCGCGACGGCGCGCAGCGTGAAGGCCGGCCCGGCCTTCTGGCGGATGAACAGCGGGGGCGGGAGGTCGGTGTCGGTCATGGCCAGCTCCGTATCTGCAATACGATTTGCACTTTTCTAATTGCGGAGTCCAGCGAAATGCGCCATACCGTCCCGGTCGGGTCCGCTCACCCGGCGTTCCTTCTGTGCTGTTGAGACTTGGCCGGGCCGCCTAAGAACGGCCCGGCCTCTTTTATGTCCGCAGTCTCAGCAGGACAGTGAGTCTCAACAGACAAACGTGGGGTGGTGTTTCAGAGAGACTCGGGTTTTCTTTGTCTGGCGCAATAGGAGGCGCGGACAATGGAAAAGCACGAGGTCATGGATACCGCAGAGTCGATCGCAGCCGCCCTACGGTTACTTGAACACTCCGCCGCCGAGCGCGGCGGGACTCTCGCCCTGCCGGTAGAGGCCGAGGTCGCCGTGCTGCGGCTGGCGCGCCAGGCGGCGGAGCGGATCAGCCGCCCGACAACCACCTAGACCGAATCACGCTTGGCAGGACGGGCGGCGGGGTGTGCCCGCGCAGCTCGTCCGCCCTCCGGCTGGGCGGCGTGTGGACCAGGGCACGCGCCGCCAGTGAATAGACCGCGGCGTCGAGCGCCTCGGCCATCCGGCCGGGGATGCGCTGCCACATCGCCACGGGCTGGCCGCGCTGGTAGCGGATCACGCGGCGCTCGCTGGTCATCTGCAGCCGCCATTCCTCCGGCAGCTCGGCGTTGAACGCGAAGCCCGTTGCGCGGCTCATGCGGTCATGTAGTCGCTGCTTCGCGACGTCCACGCCGACAAGCCATAGGCGCACCCGCTTGGACTCGCTGCGCGTGACCAGGGGGCGGGCGCCGGGCACGCCCTTGATGGCGACGCAGGCGGGCTGCGTCCTGCAGAACATCTCGACGCGCGCCTGAGTGTTGCCGTCGCCAGCGTCGATCGCGGTCATGGTGCGGCCGATCGTCACGCCATCCTCGCGCCGGTAGGTCTCGCGCAGGTGGTCCGCGAGGTCGTGCCAGACAGCATCCTGCAACGGGCTCCCGGCCAGGATGCGATGGTCGAGCACAAGCCATTCGTCCTCGGCCGTGAAGCCCATGGTGGTGATCTCGATGCGATCGCCCTGCACGTCGGCGCCGCTGCACAGGAACAGCACGCTGGCGGGGATGCGATCCAGGCCGATCGGCGCCGCCATCGGGAGCAAGCCCGAAGGGTCGATCGCGCCTTCCGTGTCGCCGTCGTCCCATAGCTCGGCCAGGACCACGTTGATGAACGTTCTCAGATCCTCCGGCCGCTTCTTCGCGTCCAGGAACTCGGCGGCGAGCGCCGGCCAGGCTGCGGCGGGATGCGGTGCGATCAAGCACGACACGCGGAAGCCCGCGTGACCCTTCACGTCCGGCCGCGTGATGGTCCACCGGCCCTCGCGCACCATGGCGGGCTTGTGCGCTTCGTCGTGCAGCACGCCGCAGGATGGACAGCACCAGGCGGCCTCGGCCGGCTTGGCCTCCGGCCACTTGATGTCCTTCCACCGCACCTCGGCGAACTCGCCGCACGACGGGCAGCGGCACTCATAGATTCGCTGGTCGCTGCGCTCATAGGCGGCGTGGACGTGACTCGTCGTGCTGGTGGTAGGGGTCGAGCCGATGATGATCTTCCGATTGCGGAAGCTCATGCTGCGCCGCTCGGCGAGTAGGACCGGGTTGCCCTCGGCAGTCGGCTCGAAGGCGTCGCACTCATCCATCACCACGACGCGGGCGGAGTGCGCGCGCAGGTTCCTAGGGCTGCGCGCCGCGACTACGCGCAGGGAGCCGCCAGGGAACTGCCGGAATAGAAGCCGGTCACGCCCTTCTGCGCTTCGGTCTATGGCGAGTGTCTCGCGCAGGTGCGGCGATGCCGCCAGGCTCGGCTCTAGCTGCGACGTGACGAAGGATTTGCAGTCATCCTCGGTCGGCAGGACGGCCAGCACGTTGCACGGGTCGCGCGCCGCGTAGTGCGCGATGGCGCCCAGGAGCAGGGTCGAGTAGCCGAGGCGCGCGCCCTTGAGCACGGTCACACGCTCGACGGCCGGGTCCGCCAGCGCGTCGGCTAGCTCCCGCTGAAACGGCCACAGCCTGACCAGGCCGGGGCTGTCCGACAAGCCGCCCGGCAGGTGAAAGCGTTCCTCCATCCACGCCGACAGGGGGCGTGTGTCGGGCGGGCGCAGGACGGCCAGTGCCGCGGCGCGCACTTCGTTGATGCGTTGCTGCGGCGTGGTCACAGCGCGTCCTCGGCCAGCTCGGCCAGCGCGGCGCGGATCTCCGTCTCGACCGCCACGACGATGGCGGCGTGCCCAGGGTGCGCCTGCGCCACGCGGGCGGGCACGGCCAGCAGCCGGGCGCGAAGCCCGGCAAGCACGTTGGACCATTCCCGCTGCACCAGGTCGGCTGAAACCAACTCGGCGCGCTCCCTGGCGTTGATCCGCTCGGCCCTGTCGGCTTGCTCCCTGACCAGGCGCGCCTTTTCCATCTGGATCGGGTCAGGTGGCCGGCGGGGCTTCGGCGCGGCCTCTTTCCGAGGGGCACGCGCCGCGCCGGTGCGGGGGATGCGGGAGCGGATCGGCGGGTCAGCCATCGGCCGGAGGCTCGGATAGATTGGCCGGAGGCTCGAACAGGATGACCTCGATCCGTGAGTCGTTCGACTTGCAACAGAATGCGATGCTCGACTTCGGGACGCGACGCCAGTGGAGGACGTCGGCGTCACACAGCCGGTATTGCTCGGCGTAGTAGCGGCTGTTGGTCCACCGCAAGCCGAGCGGCAGGCCGGCCGGCTGCGAGCGCCAAAGGTCCACCTCGGCGGGGAGCCTGTCGTAAAAGTGGCGCATCATCAGTTCCATGCACTCTGGACTCCACGAGGCGCGATGCCGGCGGTGCAGCTCGGCGAACTCGGCGTGTGGCGCCACGTCCATCATCGGCCACAAGCCCGCGGACAGCTCCCAGAAATCCCGGCCGGATTGGAACCGCAGTATCCAGGGGATCATGCGCGTGACCACGGGGACCAGTACGGGGGCGGCGAGGTCCCATAGAGTCGGCGCCTCTTCGTCGGCCCATGTGCGCGCTGCAGCCGCACGCAAGGTGCGAGACTTCTCGGCCGACAGCGCGATTCCCGCGGCCGTCGCAGCGTCGATTTTCGATTCCGTCATGCTAGGGCTCCTCGGAATTAAGATTCACGCGGGAGCGAAGCGCCGGGCTCTGCGCACCCCCGCGCCGGCCCCCCGCCGGGAAGGACCCGCCCCACCCCCGCCCCGGCCAGGGCTGCGGTCATCTCGACCCGCGCCTCGGTCGCCTCGCCGAGTGCCCGAAGCACCCTCTCCCCGGCCCCCATCTGGGGGGCTGAATCCGCTACGCCGCTACAACCCAGGTATTCTGCGGGTTTCCGTGTAGCGGATAGTGTTGCGGCAACATCCTGCGTTGCCGCTACATCCGCTACATCCGCTACACCCCGCGCGGTCTCGCGGTGGGGATCTGTCGCGGATGCAGCGGCATCGATGTCCGTTGCGCTACCGGAAACGCTACACGGAGTCGTAGGGTTTTCCTCGCTTGTAGCGGCGTAGCGGATTCCGCCCCCCTGATTCGAGGCGGCGGGCAGGTATCGGGCAAAGGCATCGGCGAAGTCTGCCAGGCGATACCCCTTCCGCACTTCGCGTCCGAAGCGCAGGTCGCGGGACTGGACACCAAGGGGCGCCAGGCGAGCTGACAACTGACGGGCGGTGATCGGTCGCCCCCTGTCCACCTCTCCCCAAGGCCGGTCATCGAGACGGAACAGGTAGTCGAGCAGTGTGTCGGTCGATATCCGCCCGCCCGCGCCCTCCGCCTCAAAGGCGGCGCGGATGTCGCCGAGAAGCATCTCGACCGACTCCTCCGGCTCCCCGGAGTCGACCCCGAACGTAGTAGTCAGGCTGGACCTTGCCCGCGCTCCCCATGCCTCGCCGGCCAGGTCGGCGATGGACAGCAGCGGCACCGAGATATCGCCCTGCCGGTCGTTGAGCTGGTCGGGCACGTCGGGTTCAAGGGAAAGGGCGGCGACGTGATCCGATGCCCAGCGCGCCAGCATCCGGGCAAGGTCCACCAGCGCCGCGCGGCTCGCCGGCAGGCGCATCTTCTGGACGCTCTCGCCGGGCAGCTTCCGCTTCAACGTGATCGGCACCGCACGATCGGCCACGGTGCCGGGTATGCGGCCAATGGCGGCGATCGCCAGCGGCGCGAAGGTCGAGAAGGTCTTCGGCACTTGCTCGCCGTCCGCGGTCTTCTCCACCCGAATGGCGGCGCCGTGCCGCTCGTATCCTGAATTGAGGATGCCGCGCAGTTCCTCCCGTCCGGCCAGGAAGGAGTCGGCTTCATCCACTGCTAGGGTTGGGCCGTGCATCTCGACCACGCGGAACAGCGCAGCGGCCGTGATGTTGTCCGCCTTCAACGCGCGCCGACAAAGCGCGTGCAGAAGATCCAGGAGAGTCGACTTGCCGCACCGCATCGTCGGCGATGTGACGGCCAGGCGCGGCGTGTGGTGGAACTGTTCGAAGACCCAGCTATGGGCGATCCACAGCGCCACGCAATCGGCCGCCGCAGCCGGCAGGATGACATGCCGCCGCACCGCCGCAACGGTCGCGTCTAGTGCCTCAGCCGTGCTGACGGGCTCGCCCCACGGGTCGGGCGCACGGAAGATGTCCTGCCGATCTTCCTTCCCCATCAGCGCCTCGCGCGCCTTCG